TATTGAAGAGAAGGCATGGAAGGCTTGGTTTGCGGTTGATGCACCAATTCAGGAAGGCGACCAGTTAATTGATGAGAATGATGTTAGATACAGCATAAGAGAAATTGTGACTAAGGCATATGGCATTAATCAACACAGAGAGGTGATTTTAGAAGAATTTAATGTTTGACCTAATATTGATGTAGTATTACAATAAACTTATGAATAGTAAGTTCTGTGAAGAGTGTGGAGAAGAGTTTTTTAAAAAGTGTAACGAAAGTAAGAGGGCGTTTAAAAATAGAAAATTCTGTTCTAGAGAATGTTATTATTTACACAAAACTGGTAGGAATAGTAAAACGCATAAATATATTTTTTGTTTGTGTGGTGTTTGTGGTAAGAAAGTGAGGGTTTATCCTAGTGACAATTCAAATGCTCATTATTGTTCTTTGGAGTGTACAAGAATAGGAAGAACAACAAAGAGGGAGATGGCATGTCCGATTTGTAAGAAAAAGTTTTATAGAATTAAGTCTTTGGAAAAGAGGGCAAAAAATTCTTTTTGTTCTATGGAATGTTATTGGAAAAGTATGCGGGGAAAACCTATGAATTGTCAGAATCCCTTTACCAAAGAAATACGACAGAAGATGAGTGAGTCACAGATGAGTAGATTTGATAGAGAAGGGCGCTCAGAAAGATACCTTTCGCGTAGAAATCTTTATCTTAGAAGGTCTATGAAATATAGATTATGGAGAGAGGCGGTTTTTAAAAGAGACAAGTATACTTGCCAGACGTGTGGTGCAAAAAATGGGGAAGGAAAAAGGGTTATTTTAAATGCGGACCATATAGCGGGTTTTGCGAAATTGTTAAAAAGATTTAATCCAAGGAGTATGCGGGAGGCTTATGCTATTCCAGAATTGTGGGATGTAAATAATGGAAGAACGTTGTGTGTAGGGTGTCATAAAAAGACAGATAATTATGGAGGCAAGGGTCACGGGCCATATGGGAATTGAGTTGGTCGTGCTATAATTACTTTATGCTAAAAAGAATAAAAAACAGAGAAGTAATATTGGAGGAATTTAATGTCTAGTTTAATAACAATTACCCTAAATCCATCTTTTGAAGAATTAAGTAAGAAGTTTGCCTCTATTGATTTTACTAGTTTTTTGGGAGAAGAAGTAAAGAAATTATCGTTTATGGTTGAGGGAGAAGCTAAGAGAGTTGCACCAGTAGATACTGGGAGGATGCGGTCAAGTATATCTGTTGAGTTACAACCCCTATCGGCTATTATTGCCCCACATGTAAATTATGATTATTTTGTTCATGAGGGAACTAGGTTTATGGCAGCTAGACCTTTTATGCTTTGGGGTGCGGATTCGGCTAGTAGTAGATTTGACCCCGTATTTGAGAAAGATGTAGAATTGTTTATAAATAAGAAAATAAGGTAAAAATATGTCGTTTAAAATAATTAGACCACAAATAGCAACATTGTTAGAAACTGTAGATACGATACAGGAGGTTTCTAGTAGCCCAAAAATAAAGTTTGACGGTTATCCAGCGGCTCATGTCATACCTTCTGAAAATTCTGCAGATTATGAAACAACAACGGAAAATGTGAGAACTTATGCTTTTAAGGTGAGATTGTTTTATGAAACTAAAAATACGGGTGTGGAAGGTGCTTTGGAAGCATTGGAAGAGGTTGTGGATAGTGTTTTGGATTTACTAGACCAAGAGGACCAAAAGGGAGGTACGACAAGAACAGTTGGCATAGGCTTACCTGCGGGATATACCTATTTGAATATATGGGCTACGCCTGGAGCATGGGGTCAAGTTGTGCAAGAAGAATTGATAATGGCGGAATTAACTGTGGGAGTAAGAATTAGTGTGGACGTAACTTGACTTTACTCGGGTTAGCGTTCATAATCTGAATTAATATGGCTAAATTTGTTGGAAGATTGTTACAGTTAGGAATTGCAAAAGAAGGCACAAGAGGTGCTGGAGCAGCATCTACTTATATGTTGCCAAACACTTCATTTTCTTTTGACGACAAGATTGTACAAGCTCGTTCAGTTGGAGCTTTGGGCAAATTGGCAGATTCAGAAGAAGCTTTTGTTACAACTAAATATGGACAAGGAGATTTTGAGGGAGAAATAAGAAGTAAGAGTTTCGGCTTGTTACTTTATTCCATGTTAGGAACCGTATCTTCTGCAGCTGTGGTAGATGAATCTTATACGCACACTTTTACAATTAATCAAAGTAACCAACATCAATCTCTATCCTTTGTTGTTGTAGATTCAAACACAAGCGAACTTTATAAGTTGGTAATGTTGGAGTCTTTAGAATTAACAGCAGAATTGGATGAGGTTGTAAGATATAGTGCTTCGTTTATGGGCAAGCAAGCAGTAGGTACTAGCGAAACCGTACCCGCAGCAGTTGCAGAAAATAAGTTTACTAAAAAGCATTTATCTTTTAAAATTGCTGAAAACATTGCTGGATTGGCTGGAGCAACCGCAAGTTCAATAAAGAGTTTAAATTTAACTATTAATAAGAATGTAGCTTTGGACGATGTGCTTGGCACAGCAGAGCCAGAGGATATTTTGAATAGACAGCTTGGAGTTGAGGGTTCTGTGACTTTGAATTACGAAGCAGAAACATTCAAGAATTACATGAAAGACAATACTGACAGAGCTATAGAGATTAAGCTTACCAACACAGATGATAAATTGGGTTCGGGCTTAACAAATCCATCTCTCACTATCCAAATGCCTAAAGTAGATTTCTTTGAATGGGAACCAGATTACAGTTTAGACGAGATTGTTTCTCAAACAATTTCATTTAAAGCATCAAGAGATGTATCGGGCGCAGCAGATATGGTAAGTACCTGCTCTTTAGTGAATGATGTCGTAAGTTATTAATAAAATAAAATTATATGTCTAAGTTTTTGTTAGAAAAACGTTTTAGTTTGGGATTTGTTGGAGAAGTGTGGAAGGAAAAAAAGTCTTTCATCAGTTTTAATGCATTTACTGCAAACGATGTTAAAAAAATGTTACCTAAGCTTTCTGGGCTGGATGAAAAGAACATGGAGATGGCTTTAAAAGGCGTGGATGAAATGGTGATAATTTTACAAGAAAAATTCGTAAGTGGAGAAGCTGTGGATATGAATGGTGAGATAGTTAAGCTAAGAAAAGAAGATATAGGCGATTTACCTATTGAGGTGCTTAATAAGGCTGTAAGTTTTTTATCCCAAGGCCAAGCCGAGAGCAAGTAACAGCTATTCGTGATGTTATGTCGGCCAAAGGCCCAATTAGTAATGCAAAAGGAAATGTAGCGTGGGCGTTAAATAGAATTCAAGAATTTAGGTATCGAGAACGCTTCGGATTGTCTTACAGGCAATTAATGAATGAGCCGATAGAAGAGATGATGGTAAATTTAGAAATTATGTCATCAGAAGCTAAAATGGAGCGGGCACAATCCAAACGGGCTGCGCGGAATGACTAAGATATAATAATCTGCTAAGATAAAGTAATGGCAACCACAAGAGTACAGGTAATTATTGACGCAAAAGATAACGCGTCAAAGGTAGTTAAAGGGCTTAATAGTTCTTTAACAGATGCGGGAAAGAATTTAAGTGCGCTTGGTGGTACTTTAACTAAGAATTTTACACTCCCTATTTTGGCTGCGGGTGCAGCAATAATTACTTTAGCATCTAGGGCGGGTAAAGTTGAATCGGTAACGGATGCTTATAAAAGCATGGTTGCAAGTTTTGATGTGGGTTCTCAGGAGTTGATTGAAAATGTAAAAAAGGCCACAGCAGGAACTGTTGACCAAATGACCATCATGCAACAATTTTTGAAGGCCAGCACCCTTATTGGAAAGGACGCGCTTGGAGAAGGAGGAGAGAATTTTACCAGGTTTGCTACCCTAGCTAAAAAGGCTGCTCGTGCTACGGGTCAAGATGTCGATTTCATGTTTGAGTCTATCATCAATGGTATTGGTCGTACTTCGGTAAAATGGTTAGATAATACGGGTGTTGTTATTTCAGCTACTGATGCGTATAAAAAGTATGGAGAAGAACTTGGGAAGACGGCTAGTGAACTTACTGAGTCTGAAAAGAAGATAGCCATTACAAACGAATATTTGCGTAAGGCAGAGGGCGTATATAAAGATGTTGCGGTGAGCGCTGGTGGTGTTTCAAGTACATTGGCTAGGTTTAAGGTGGCCATGATAGAAAGTGGAGATGCAATTGGTTTGGCATTGATACCCGCAGTTCAGGAGTTAGTTGAGTCACTTACACCAATTATTGTTGACAAAGGACCAAAATTAGCGGCTGGAATTGCAGATTTAATTAAAAAATTTACCGATTTAGCTCCTTGGATTAAAAAGACGGTGGGAGCAATGGTGTTGTTTCTTGCTGTGATTGGACCAGTTTTAAGCATACTGGGGCAGATGAAAAAAGCATTCGTGTTGGCAAAGTATGGACTTAAAGCGCTGAAGATTGGGTTTTTGTTACTTAAAGGACCGATAGCGTCTGTTACGGGATTATTGTTAGCTAATCCAATTGTTTTAATTATTATGGGCATAATTGCCGTGGTTGCGTTGTTGGTTGTTGCGTGGAAGAAAAATTGGGGAGACATACAAGGGAAAACCAAGAAGGCTGTGGACGGCATTAAGAGTGCGTTTAAGGGGTTGATTGGTGTATTTAAATTAATTTTTAAGGGTGATTTTACGGCTTCGTTTGGCAAGCTATTTAATGTGTTTGAAGATAGTGCGATAGTTACCAATATTTTAAATGCC